CGAACATTGCGGTTCCGGCTGCGACACCGAAAGCCGCTAGACCTGCGGCTGCCGAGAGCGCCGTTGCTCCGCCTGTTGCGAGAGCGGTGGCGGTGCCGGCGGCACCTGCCGCGACTGCCTGGCGCTTAAATAGTGTGATAAGTCCGGCGATACCTGCTGCGATTAGTTGGATTCCAGCAGCGACCTTGGTTCCCACGAAAACACCAATCATCAATGATGCAAAAGCCTTGATGACTCCGATGTTGTCGGCAATGAGTTTGAACATCTTTGCCAATGCTCTAGTCGCGCCAATGATGTTGTCGATTGCGTTCTTTAAGGCATCGGCAATGCCTTCTTTGTTTGCCGTGATGAATTCTTCAAACATCGGCAAGACTTCAATGCGAATCATCTCAGCGAGATCGGCAAGAACAGGGATTAAGGCATAACCAAGAGAATCAAGAGTTTGGTCGAACTGAAGGCGCAAGCGTTCCATTTGGAACTCAAAGGTTTCGGCTCGCTTACCTGCTTGACCTTGGAATGTATCGCCAAGAACTGTTAGAGCTGCATTGAGGTCTTTGTTCTTGACAATGGCATCATCTAAAGGAATGCCGAGCCTCTTAAGTGCGCCGATGTTTCCACCTAGGGCACGAACAAGAGCATTAGTGACAGCGCCTAAATCGCGACCGCTACCTGCCGAGATGTCTAAGGCAAGTGCTTGCAGACTTTGTGCTTGGGAGAGGTCGCCTGTTGCCTGAACCAAAGTCTGAAGGCTAGGAATGAGTTGGTCGTTATTGACACCGACTTGAAGTTCTAATGCGTCAAGATATTCAACAGTTGAGGAAATCTGTGAATCTGTGGCACCGATTGTGTTACGAAGCGCGGTGGCAAGAGCAATCTGCGCTTTCTGATCCGCCATCGCGCCTTCGACGGCATCCTTGCCAAGTTTGATGGCAAGAGCGCCAACGGCAGCGCCGGCAACTAAGAAACTCTTGGCAATCTTCTTGCCGGCTTCGGCAAAGCTCTTCTCTAACTTATTGACATCTTTGACGGCTTGCTTTGAACCCTTGTCATTGTAAACCGTAATAATGCGTTCAATCAGAGCCATTGACTAAACCTCTTTCGCATTATTGTCTAAAGTGCTTTGAATTTTGCTGATTGTGTTTCTAAGTGCGGTTCTAACTTCGACAAAGACTCTGCCTCGATTATTATCAAAGGCTCGAATCAATGCGCGACCTTTATCGTTGCCCTCGTGTCTAGCAGTAGGCAGAACGCCGTGATACTTCTCAACAGTTCTAATGAAATCTCGTGAGGCATTTGGATTGCGTGAGCGTGAAGCTCTTGTCCTCGATCTTGAGGCTTGACTGCCGCGACCGGCAGTTTCAAAGATGGCACCGGCGGTGTCGCGCTGAACAATGCCATAGAAGCCGGTAAATCCTGAAGTGCCCTTTCGCGCTTTGGGCGTAATTGTTTTCAAGCCTTGCTTTGCTCGCGTGCCATCGTAGGCAATAAATCCGCGAGTCTGTTCTTGTGTTAGTGGGCCAATGCCACTAAATCTTTTGAAGCCACCCTTGCGCCAACCGGAAGGTCTGACTTCATCGGTGCTTGGATAAAGGCTTTGTGCTTCGACAAGTATTGGGCGAAGAAGCCCTTTGATTTCCTTGTCTAGTGATTTCTTTAGCTCAGGCGCGAGTTTTTGGAATGTCCTGATGTCTTCTTTTACATTCAGGATTTTCACTTCATATTGCGGTGCATTCATTCTCGCGCCCTTGCTTTCTCTTTTAAGTAAGCGAAAACTGCCTCAAGAACTCCGTCAGGTGCATCTAGGAGATCATTGAGGGGCAGACCCGTCTCCACCGAGATTGCAGCTATTTGAAAAGCTAGACTGTCTCGGTGGACTCGGAAGAAGGGTCAGTTACCAGCGTGACTTCTTCGAGGGTATCGAGGAATTCAGCGCCCCAAGGCTTGACTACCTTGCCATTGTGCTTTGAAGCAAGCCAAGCAAGATAATAAATGTGTTCAAGTTTCTGCTCGTCGGCAATTAACTTGCCCAAGCCCTTCTGATACTTTGTTTCAAAGTCAACGATGATTCTTGGTCGAAGCGAATAAGTCGCCTCAAGTCCATCAGTTGTCTTTACCTTGATTTTCAAACCATCCATTTAGTTTCCCCCTTTAAGGTTTAGGATGTGGCTTTACTGATTGCACCTGTTATTGGCCAGGTGACTGACACGGTTGCAAGTTCTCCCACGGCACCGTTCACAGGTGTCCACTCGGTTAGAAGTGCGGAGAATGTATATTTTGGATTCGTTGGGCCAACTGTTGTGTTGACTGGGCGAATCTCCATTGCGACAGCAGTTCCAAGTTTGGAAGTTGCATCGTCAGGATAGATGAGTTGTTCAAGAGCGCCTGAAGCGAAGTCCTGATGAAATTCGACGGTGATTGCGTTATCTGCAAGACCAGCGATTCTCTTCCTAGCGGTATCACCGAAAGCAGTCGTTTCAACAACATCATAGGTTGTCGAAAGGCTTACGCTTGAAACATAGGAAGAGATGTCGGTGCTTGCAAGGACTACATAGGCGTTAGTTAAAACTAACTTCGCCACTAGATAACCGCCTTGGTGATTGCTCCATCAACCGGCCAAGTGACAGATGCGGTGGCGAGTTCGCCGACAGCACCGTTCACAGGTGTCCATTCAGTCACAAGTGCGTTGAATGTATAACTTGGGTTTGTTGCGCCGGTTACTGATCCATTTGGCTTGACAACAACTGCTGCGCTTGTGCCAATTAGAGGATAGATGCTTGCTTCAACTTCGCCTGATGCGAAGTCTTGGTGGAATTCAAGTGTTACTGAGTTATCGGCTAGACCTGCAACACGAGTGCGAGCTGCGGTCGATCCGAAAGCGGTGGTTTCTACTGCATCACGAGTCGTGGAGAGGGAAACCGATGAGATTGAGTCTGAAAGGTCTACTCCGCCGACGGTGACATACGCATTAGTTAGGACAATTTTTGCCATTTACTTTGCGGCTCCTTCTTTGGTTATGGATGGTGGTGTTGCGGATTTCTCCGACTTGATGTGACCGCTTGCCAATAAGTGCTTGACATCGCCGCCATTCTCAAGAATTTCTTTTTCGGTGAGTGATTCACCCTTTTTCTTGCCACAGACCTTGCGATCTGAAATTACTGTGTAGCTCATAATTAACCCCAAATCGTTATTCTGTAACGGTAGGAAAGAAACTCAACGCCTTGAGATTCATAGGTGCCGGCTTCGGCTCCTGTGACTCGCAAAGTGTTGACTGTTCCCCCAAGAGTGCGATCACCTTCAATGGCCGCTTTGATAGAGGTAGCACCTGACCCCGACAAGTAAGTGTCGAGTAGGTCTTGCCCTGAGCGTTCTGAGAAGCGTTGCACAATCACAAGAACATCGACTTGCGCCTGGTCTAAGCCTCTGGCGTTGTCGATGTCGAATGTGAAATCTAGTTGACCGACGACCGCCGCCGGTGGCGTTACGGTGTCGGGAATGAGGTCATAGGCACGAAGCCCTGAAATCGTCTGTAATCGCGTTTTAAGCCCATCTCTGACCTGTGAGGGTATCATCTATCGAGCCAACCCTTTTAGGCGCTTAAATGGGCGAATAAGGGCTTCTACATCGGGGTCTAGGCGACTTGTTAGCCTTACAGTTCCGAGTTCAGGCGTTCCGGCGATACCGAAGGGCGATTGCTTACGAACGAAGAGCCTTGAAGACTGAATGATGCAAGCCTGATTGATTTCGGCAGGAACCGCAGACCATCCGAAGCGACCCTTAACGCGAACGCCATTTGGGATGTTCTTTGGGAAGACATAGCGGTCAATCGCTACGAGGCGGTTGTAAGGCCATCCGCGATTCGGGTTGTTGACAGGCTCAGAGAAGTAATCTGAGGTCGCCCATACGGTTGACCAGGTTTGATCGAAGTTGTCATCGGTGGCAATTTCTGTGACCAAGAAGTTGTCATCGGTTGAGAGAAGCCAAAAGTCTTCGGCGGTGTAATAGTAAGTCGCAGGAGTCTGCGTTGAACCGTTGATGTAAAAGAAGCGGTCGGTGTAATCGTCAATCATTCTGCTTGAAGCTGTAATTGCGATTTCAAGCATCAGGTCATCTTGCGTGTCGGTGATGGCGAGTGATGCCTTGACCTCAGCGAGAGTCGCGTATCCGTTGGTTATTGCCACGCTTGATCCTCTTCTTTGATTGCGGTCTGACCGCTCGTTCTAATTTAGGAAGTGCCGTTGCAGTTTCCTGCTCGGTCAATCTGTTCTTTTTTGCCATATATCGTTGTGAATCTCCTGCATCCAAAATGATTTCTGATGAGGAAGGATTACCGAACTGTTGACAGTAATCGGAACGCCCATCGAGCGAAGTCTGCGTGAGAACAACAAGTCCTCGCCTATCCATTCGCCATTGACAGGGCCATCCCAAAACCAGCACCAATCTTTGCCTTGATTTGGGTCTGCTTCATCTCTCATTCGTTGCAGAATGTCGCGGTGAACAAGCAAGCAACCTGTTCCGACTGCATCGACGGTGAAAACTGAGTTCTTCTTATAGTCGAAGATTGGCGCAAACTTGCCATCGACTTCATTGAAGATTGCGGGAACCGGCTTTGGATAAGGCGCATTCACTACACCGAAACCGGCAAAGACTAGACCAGAAACGACAGGGCGCTCTTTATCGTGAGCGGTATCTATTAGAGCATCAAATTCCCTGATGCCTAGTTGCTCATCGGAGTCAATCATCAAAAGCCAATCGCTGTCAGTCTTGTCAAGAAACTGAGTGATAACGCGATTGCGTTGCTTTGAGAGAAGTCCTGAGCCTTTTATTCTTATGAAAGAACCGAAGCGTTCGCCTCGGCTTTGAACTAACTGAATCAAAGTAAATGCGAAGGCACCGTTGACCATTCCTGAATCGCAGACACCAACGCTGACCTTGTGAGTCATCTTCATTGTGATTCCCCCGAATCGTAAGAAGTAAGAGGGCGAACAAGTCGGGGGAGTCTTGCCCGCCCTCTTACAGTATTAAGTTTTCGCTACAACTAGAAGGTTGGAGCGGTCAAGCCGGTTCCGCTAATGATTGAGTTAGCGAGTGGATAACGACCTGCGGTGAACGCGGAGTATCCATAAACAACGGTCTTGATTGTCAAGCTGCCAGCGCCAGTCGCATCGTAACGAAGTGCGAATGGTGATCCTGGCTGCTCCCAAAGATGATTCTCTCCTGCGGTGATGCAATAGATTTCATCTTGGTTTGTTCCGGTGCCTTGTGTGGTTGTGATGTTGGCATCGGTGATGATTGGAAGTCCGAGCATTTGATAACCGGAGTTTCCGTAACCTGCAACGCCTGTGCCTGAGCCGACTGCGTTCATTGGGCCGCCAGCCGCAGGAACTACGAGTGGGCGGTTTGAAGAGTCAACAGCAGCGAGGAAGAATGCAAGACGGCGTGGGTGCATCAACCAATGTGTTGGATTGACGAACGCATTTGTCTGAATCTTCTGAATTGCATCTGCAAGTTTTGGATAAAGAAGTGCAACTGTTGGAGCAGTTGAGGTGAAGGTGACTGCGTTTCCGCCAGCGCCACGAAGACCTGTTGGTTCTCCTGAAGTGCCGCCACCGTTAAGGATTAGTTGGTCGAGCTTTGTCTGCCAAGCGCGAATCAAGTCTGC